CACTAGGGAGACCAAAAACAGGAAGAGGTACAAATTCAACACAGAAAAGGACAGTAGAGAGGCTTCTCAATCTCTCAAAGATCAGCTCGATGACCACGATCGTTTCCTCACATTTATAGAGGGACCACGTGGTTCAAGGCTTCACTTCAATTGAAAGAAACGCCTGGGGCCGGCACGTATGCCGACCCGATCTTGTAACTTGGCGTATACAAGAGGGGAATTCCGGTGAAAACCCCAAAACGGAAAGAATCTCCGATGTTTGCGTAGATGTCGAGGGCGATGCTGGCAGTTCCAGAAGGCGCGATGTAGTAGAGGCTCGTTTCACCTCCATAATAGTCGATCATCGACTCATTGTCTTTGTTTCCGAAAGCCTTGTTAGCTTTGTACTGCGAAATGAAAGGCTCTACAATTCGCAGGTGCACATTTTTCCCAATGGCGGTGGTCTGAGGCGGCGCAAGGGGCAGGTTTCCAACGTTCGTCGGTCCAGCTTCGAATCCAGGCGTGATGTTCGGGTCGTACATAGGAAGTACACCCGGATCTCCGGTCGAGGGCAAATCCCTCACGTAGTTGTTGACAACGTAGGCGCGGAACATTTGGTCTGATGACATAAAAATGTCGTAGGCAACATCACCCTTGCACAAAGCAAAACAGTTCGATAGCAGGGAAAAGAAGGATGAGTTCAAGCCATTGTACAACAACGAGGAAAGATCCAAATGTTGCCACACGGCTGTGGCATCAACAGCGTCAGCGTAGAGTGGAATAGGGCGCTTCAGCCCCTCAAACGGATCACGGGCAGCAGGCGTTGGGAAAACGAGGTGGCGCGACGAAATCGGCTCAACAGGGGCGGCACCCTGTTTGATCTGCGCAAGTTCGGTTTGTGCGGTGGTTTCTTCAGCAGTGGAACTGGCTGAGGCAAGGCCTCCAGGATTTGACATCTGGGCATCAACAATGACAGCGGTGTCTCCGATCTCCTTTGGAACAAACGATTCGAAATTGTCCCAGCCAAACATGACTTCGAAGTCAACGGATTGGCCCCCGGTGGTTGGCACTTGGATGGGCGTGACCATATCAATGCAAACAATCCCAGCTTTCGGGCAGTGCGGAAAGAAGTAGTCTTGGTAATACGAATACGGCACTCGCAACTCAACAGGCTCGGATGACGAGAGGTCAATGAAGACCCCATGCAGCGACAAGAATTTAGCAGGCTTGATCTTTGCATTCGGATCACCATACGGCAGGTAGTAGAGATAGGCAGCACCTCCTTGCCATCCGTTTCCACGAGGGAAAACGCGGATGACGAGGTCTCCTTTGAAGAACTTCATTGCGGATTGCGCATAACGGGCTTGCGCAACAAGAGTTTGGCCAGGGTGGGTCCAAACAGCAACGCGACCAGTGGTGGTGTTGTCGATGGTGTAGGTGCCAATGCTCGCGAACTTGAACGCGAACGACTTCAGGGTGATCGGCACAGCAAAGGCTTTCTGGCGGCGACCAGGCACAACTTCTTTGTGCTCGGCTTCAACGTCAAGCAAGGTGGTTCCAGCAGCTTGTCCAGCACGGGACATCTGCGCTTCGACGATGACAGGTAGGCTTCTCGAGGGCGGTGTTGGCGCAGGGCACGGATTCAGGCAGAGTCCGGATGGATTGAAGAGCTCGCACTCGAAGGTTGGCGAGCCTCGGTGCGATACAATTAGGGCAGCAGGCCCACTGAACGTTGCGTTTGGCGATGTCAGTTTCGTGGCAAGGTAAATTCGCATGGTTCCAAGCGATGATCGAACGTCATTTCCAATTCGAGTTCCATTGAAACGGGTGTAGGGTGGCACAAGCCAACGGATTGGCGTAATCGAATTTACGCGCACGACTTTTTCTCGGTTTTCGGAGTCAAAATCCCAAACAACACACACACCAGTAGCAGATGATTCATATCCAGGGTCAGTTCCATCGAATCCTCCATAATCGAGAGCAATCAAGATGCGGCCAGAGATTTGCGAGGGTCCAAAGATGTTGAACTTATACTCCAAACCTCCACGATAGTGACGGAAAAACTGTGCGTAGAACTCAAGCGGCGTGAGTTGGATGGTAATTTTCGGCGGCAAAACGTTCGTGGTGGCAGCGAAAGGTGTCAGCGGAAGAGTGGCAAGCAATTGGCGAGCTTGCGCGGCGTAGTCAAGCGAAAGGTCAGCTACAAAGCCCCATCGACGGGTCCACCACTTTGGACGTGAGGCATCTTCAGTTGAGTCGAAAGCCTCTGCATCAGCAGCGGTGTCGGTCCCCACACGGTCTGTGAGGAAAACGCCGTGGACTGGACCATCAACGTTAGGCAGGAGTTGTGCTCCTTGTTCGGTGGTGAGTGGCGGGAGCCAGTTTGTTGGACGATCAGCTCGACCCCCGTCTTCCATCTCTCCGAAGGGGTGGTCGTGGATGTTGTTAGGCACATTTGCATGCAAGCCTCCTTCGTAGTCGACTGGCCGGAATCCCGCTTGGCGCGAAATATTGCGACGGCGCATCTGGAAAGGAGGGGCAGTGCCCCCGGTGTCTTCTCTTCGGCTTCTGGCGGTGTGAGCGGTATCAGAACTCCCGGCGGTGGCATCTCCCTTGTTGGAAAGGGACACAGTTGGATCGACCCCAACATCAGTCTTGGCAGAGCCAGAAGCTGAGGTTTGGTTATTGTTTCCGTTGTTGTAGATCGTAGTGGACTGCGAGGAGCCCATATGCGCGTCACAGATGACAAACTCCTCTTCGGGGTCAGGGGTTGCGACAGCCTTCAGAGCGGCTTTTCCAGCTTCGAGCGGCAGGCCCGACTGGTCCCAGTAGGATTCGATTAGGGTCTCGTAGGTGACGAGCCCTTCAGACCAACCAAGTGCACGAGTCATCAGGTGGCGGAGCTCGTCGAAGGTTGGTTCGTCGGTCGGGATTTCGGCAGATTGCAAGATCCTACCGCGGAAGAAGTACTCACCCAACAGCGAGTTGGCGAGTTCCCGCAGACCACGAGGTGTCGTGTCTCGGGCAAAGGACAGATGGTCCCAGACGTAATGCGCAGGCACGATCGGCACATAGCCACGGAATTCTTCCGAGAAGAGGATGCGCTTCTTCAAGAACTGCGTGTCAGTTCTCTTCACGTAGGGCTTTGGTTCGGCATCTTTGTCAGCAGGCGTGATAACCATGCCAACATCACCGAAGTACTTTTGCAGGAAAAGGAAGTCAAAGCCTCCTTTCTTCACGGCTTTCGAGGGACCAACAAGGTTGTCGTCCCCATAGATGGCAAGGGCTATCTGCGAAGTGAAGTCAGCAACGGTCGCTTGCGGAAAACGGTTCTTGAAAGCAGAAGCAATCAAGATGATGGCAATAACTGAGTTGATCAGTGACGTTCCGTACATTCCAGAGCCGACGCCCTGGAAGCGCTGCCAAGCAGCTTTTCCGAAAACTTCAATCGCATTGAAGTTCGACATTATCCAAAAGCGACGGCCTGGATCTTTGTCTCCGTAAAAATCGTCAATCACGTCGGCGGCAAGCCCAGCGAGGTAGAGGCTGAGCGATCGGTCGTAGCCAGAGAAGTCAATATCGATAACTTCATCGTTGTCAAGGTGCAGCACGAAACTTTCGAAGGTGTCATGAAACTCTCTCGAGTGGACGTTGATCCCAATCTTGATGGGACTCGACATGTGAATCTCAGTCACATGTTCAGAGAAGTTTCCAATGTACTTCCTTCCGAGCAAGAAGTGCTCGAAAGCGTCGATCTGGAAAGTGCGAACTTTGTTGATGGCAATTTTCGCTTTCGAAAGAATTTCGTCTTTGGCACAAGGCAAGTACACGGTTGGCTCGAAATCTCCTTCTTCGTAGGCTTTTTCCAAAGCTTCATAAGCTTTGCGCAACTCGTCAGACATGGAACGGTTTCCATTCTTATCGACTTTGATGAGTGCAGAGCGGTTGGTGTTTCTCCAACCAAATCCGGTCGAGGTGTTCAGGTCCACATTCAAGATTTCCTCCGTAGTCATGTAGGTTCGGGGCCGGTTCGAGTTCCGTTTTGTCAGGTAGGCTTTGGCCACCCTGACTCCAAAATCCAGGTCAGCAGCAGCGAGGCGTTTTCTCACTTCTCCGTACTTTGCTTCGACAGCAAAAACAGCTTTCTTTCCTTTCGGCGAAATACCAACGCGACATGGGTATTTTTCGACAGCACTGTGGAAGGGCGTGGCTTTCAGTTGCGAGGCGAGAGGGGCTCCATAGGCGACAGGCACAACCCCGATAGGAAGGAAGTTCCCCTCGGGAATTTCTTCGGTCTCAGGCATTTTCGGCGCTCCCATTTGAGCAACAAGTTCCATGCGGCGAGGCACATCTCTTGTCTGCCCGAACGGTTCGGGTGCGACTAGCATTTGGCGCGAAACAGGCGTGAAGATCCCAGGGGTAGCTCCCCCTCGGGCGCGAGCAGCATGAAACCCAACAATCAGAGGCGCTCCATTGATGGTGGCAACAATCGGCGATCCACAATCTCCAGTCATGGAAGAAGTCTTGTAGGTGTAAACATTTCGCAGTTTCAGAGTCTTCAGTTCAGGCGCGCTGAAGTCTCCCTCAGGCAAGATGCCTCCAATTCGGGTCTGTTCAATGATCTTCCCATTGTAGCGTTGGATGTCAAGGTTCGGTGGCAAGATGGTGGTTGTG